CCCAACCATATTCAATCATCAGTGCCGGATAATATGAAGCCACATCCACGTTCATGAAGATTCCTTCACCACTGTATTTGCTAATTGCACCATGTAACCCACCCCAAGCAAATACATGTGGAACACCTGAAACATCAATCTTTAAAACTTTGTCATAATCCCTGTTTGAAGGTTCTTTGTACCAATTAACAATGTGCTTGTACTTTTGGATCTTCATAGTGTCAGGGAATTCTATATCAAATTCATCATTGTGACTTCTTTTGTTAGCATCCAGGATGATTGCTGATAGTTGAACCTTTGTTTTTGAAATATAGGATATTGGAAGTTTGAAGGCCTTAATCAATGATAGGTGACTTTCAAATTCTTCTTTTCTTTGGATGAATACTTCAATGGTCTGTTCAACATCATGCCTACAATACTTCACTGTTTCTTCTATTTCTTCAGGTGTAAGTTTCCTATCAATTGTGAAGGGAACAGTGGATTCCTTAATGTCATTTCCCATAAATGCTTCAAGCTGCTTCAGGCCATGAAAGGAATTCATTATGTCATAATTGTTCAGTGAAATTTTATTCAGCAAGCTTGAAAACTGCCAACCTGGTTTCCCTTTCACAATGATGTGATCATTTATTCTTTTGGGTTCAAAACCACAAAGGATCCCTTTCAAGATGTATTGATCATAGTGCCTGGAATTGTACCCAATCCACACATCACTTTTACCATCTTCATAAATTGATTGCAGCAGATCCGGATCATTGACAACAACATGTTCTTTTCTGTTGGCCATATCAATGATCACCACCAACCAATCATGCTTGAAAACTTCAAAGTCATAAAATAGCATTTATTTTCACCTTCCCCCATGTATAAGTTTAGAAATCTTGGTAATACTAGATAATGGAGAAGTATGAGGATGCAACCATAGGTTAAAAAAAATTAAGATTGCATCCCCCAAACTTCAAATATTATTCAGCTTCAAACACATCAGTAATAGTGTAAGTGCTGAAACCCTTCTTACCTTCAGCATAATCAAGGGCATATTCCAGTTGTTCATCAGTAGCCTCATGAACATCCATCAAAAGTTGTCCATATTGCTTGTATGTTGTGAACTCAATATCAAATCCTGAATCTAAGCTTCTAAGGAATTCATTTGCAATGTGAATTTGGAACCCTTTTGTGATAACCTGGTTCATGAATATCAAGCTGTTTTTAAACTCACCAGTAAGGATCTTCATCCAACATGAAACCATTGGATCACCCTTCTTTGATTCGACCAATTCAAGCTTTTCAATCTTAACTTCATACTTGCCATGTGGAACTTCCTTGAAATCTGTGTTATTTTGTGAAGCTTCCTGAACATCCTTCTGTAGTCCCTCTGTATCAATTGCCTTATCAAATTTATCCCATACGTTTGCCATTTTTCATTACCATCCTTTTTATTTTATATTTATGTATCTTTTTAAGATACACATTGAGTAAAAAATTTTGGTGCTATTCACCACGTTTTCTTCTAGTTCTTGCCGGTTTTTCAGGTTCAGCAGGTGTTTCAACAACTTTTGCATCCACTACTTCATCCGCTTCAACAACTTCTACTTCAACCACTTGAACTTTTTCTTCAGGTGTTGTTTCCGGTGCTGCTTCTTCAACTTTATCCTTTTTCTTTCTTGAACCCCTTCCAGTTTTAGCAGGTTCTTCTTTTTTATCAGGTGCATCAGCTTTTGTTGATGGTGTAGATGTGGAACCTGCAGCCTTCTTCCCAACATTTGATTCTTCATACACCTTCATCAGTTCATCATAGTCCAGGGGAATGGTGTTTGCTGTTACTGTTAATCTACCACCACCAAAGATTACTTCATTGGTCTTGAAATTCAGTGTTCTGACATTATCATCAGCAATAACCCTTGCCACTATATCAACCATTCCTGCAACCTTGTTGGCGGTCTTTTCCTGGATGTTTGGCTTGATTGCTGTGATCTTATCCCCACCCTTTTTGGTGATGTCCTTGGATGTATCTTCATGGCTGATCAGGATGATGTTTTCATAATCCAGGTTCATCAGCTTTTTAAGAGTATTCAGGAATTCACCCCTGACCTTATCCCATGCCCTGAAGGAATCATCTGATTCATGTGTAATTCCCATTTGGTCACACATGTAAATTCTGCAATGCTCATAAGTATCTTCAAGTAAGTCAACAACAATGGTCTTGAAATCATTCTGTTTCTTTTCAAGTTCAAGAATTGCATCCTTGAAAATTGTCCAGGCCAGTGTTTTCTTGGTGATCCTTCCTTCCACTGTTACAACATCTTTTATTGCAATGAATGGTGAATCAACAAACTTGATATTTCCATCAGTGTTCAACATGATTGGATCAGGGAACTGATTTGCAAGGAATGTCTTTCCACTGAAGGGTGAACCATAAAGCCAAACAACCTTCTTTTCAATTTTACCAACACTTCTTCTTTCATTCTTAGGTAATAACATATAATCCCATCCTTTTTCGCAGTATTCCTGGTATTGACACCAGTTGCATAAATAGTTTTGATTCTTTTCAAAATCAGTTGTTTCCAGTACCTTTTTCATTCCAAGTGTAAATTCAATGACTTTATCAACATTGAATTCAATTGGCACAATCTTTATTTCAGATTGTTCAAGTTCTTCCATGATCCTGTTCCTGAAGGTTCTCAAATCTTCAGTTTTCTTCTGTTTGATTTGAACCTTTGGAACAAATACAAAGTATAAATTTCTGATCTTCTTTCCGGTTTGCTTCTCATAAAAGTATTTGTATTCATGAAGCTGCCCTGATTCCATGTAATTCTTGATGTTGTTGGAATACTTGAAATCATACAAGTCATAAGTTCCATCATCATTGGGTGTTACTAGATCCATGAAGGCAATGAAATCTGAAGTAGTAACCTGAATTTCATGTGTGCCTGATGGTAGAACATCCCTGACCTTTGGGATCAGATATTCCAGTTTGATGATCTCATTGATATGTAAATCATCAATGATTGGAAAGGATCCGCAGTATTCTTTGATTGCTGCTTCAACACCCTTTTCAATTCCAGTGTGTATGGCTGTTCCAAGTATCAAGGCATTTGCGGCATCAGTTGGTGGAATGGTTCTTATTTTGTCGATATAATGCATTTTGTACTTGAATTTGCAGTTTTCAAATGTTCCAAGCCTTGAATGTGAGAATTGCAATGTGTCACCCCCTTTATAATGTTTTTGAATTCTTCAAACCCTTCAGGGTAAAGAATAATTCCAATTCCATTGGCCTGGTTGATTTTGTTGGTGTTGTAGATCTGAAGTTCTGAAGCCTTTCCTTTGGATGCTTTCAGCTCTACACTGAAGAATATTCCATTCACACAACATATCAAGTCAGGTATTCCGCTTTTCTGATAACCACCCCCCCAAATCTTAGTGAACCAAATATTGTTCTGCTCTTGAAGGAACTTTTTGACCTTGTTTTCAAACTGCTTTTCACCTGCCATTACTTTACTGTAATTTTAACATATGCTGATTTGTTGGAAGTCTTGGAACATTCAGTAGCAATATCAGGATACTTTTCCTTCAACTTCTTGGAATCAACTGTGGTTGCTGTGGTTGCTGCAATGTAGTTGATTTTTAGAACCTCATTATCAAATGACTTGATACTATACTGTTCCATAGCAACCTTCAAGGTTTCCTTCAGCTTCTTTTCTTCTTCATCCAACTTTTTCTTTGCAGTAACAACATCAGAAATGTTCTTGATAATGGCTGCTTGTTTAGTTTCAAACACTGCCAGGTCAGTTCCTTCTTCAAAGATTGCATTTCCACAACCATCCGCTTCTGATGCTGAAGGTGATTGATCACATGCTTCATCACAACCTTCTTTGTGTTCACACTGGAAGCAGCACACTGTTCCAATTTCTTTTGGACAATCTAGTTCACATTTAATTTTCACTGGTTACCATTCCTTTCATTTATAAAGTTAGAAAATACTTTTGCATTCTCTAATACTTTTTTACTGTAATTGGTTTCATAGATCCCTTTATCCCAAAGCCTTGAAGCACCAGTTTCACCCATGTTATAAGCCATCAAAACAAGTTCAGGTTCTTCATATTTTTCAAACAGGTTCCGCAGTATGTAAAGTCCTGATCTGATGTTTTGGTATGGATCCAAGATGTCTTTAATTCCAAGATGATCCTTCAGCCACCCATGATTGACCTTGTTTATTTGCATCAATCCATAATCATTTGTTGGACTGATAACATCTGATCTGAATTCACTTTCAACCTGCATCACACCCATTACAAATGAATAATCAATGTTGTATCCATATGATAAGCAGTAAATGAATTCCTGAAGATCTTTATCCATATCAATTTCCAATGGTATGAATCCAAGTTCAGCACTACTTATCCAATCCATAGACATCCCCCAGGTGAATGATTCACCATTGATAGTTCCATAAGGTTGAATGGCCATTACTTGAACAGCTT